TAGCAGAAATGAAGGCAAGTCCAGATTATAAACCTTTAAAAACATCTAAATTGATGAATACTGATGCTGATAAGATAGCAAAAGTAAAACCTGATTCTGCTAAGATAGATTATGATTTATTTACTGAGAAAGTAGATAATATAGTTGGCATGACAAATGCACTAGTATTTCTCACTGGTGCTCAATCTGATCAGAAAAAAGAAGAGTCAAAATTATTGCGTCAACAAAGACAAAAAGAAAAAAAGAAGAAGAAAGAAGGAAAATTAGAGAAAGGTGCTAAGTCTATAATGGGAAGCATTGGAAAAGGTATTAAAAGCAGAGCACAAGGTCCTTTAGACATGGTAATTAAGTTTTTGACTAATATAGTGCTTGGTTCATTAGCAGTATTTTTGATAAACAATGGCAAAAAGATTCAAAAATTCTTTCAAGGAATAGGAGAGAACTTAGAACTATTTTCTAAACTTCTAAGGTTTAGTATTTTTGGATTTAAAGGTGCAATGGTGCTTGCAAATAAAGGTCTTGAGTTGGCTGCACGAGGTATATCCAAAGTATTATCTCCAATAAGAAAAGCTTTTGAATTTATAGGATCTAAAATTTCAGGTGCTTTTGCATCATTGGCAAATAAATTTCTTCAAGTAATTCAAAAAATACCTGGTGTTAGTCAAGTAACTAATCTGGCTAGGACTGCTGGACAAGGACTTCAGGTAGCTAGACAAGGTATATCCACAGTATTTAATTCAGCAACAGGTAATGTTTTCAGAAGGGGATTAGAAAGAGCACCTAGTAGACTCATTACAAAATTATTTGGTCCAAAGACAGCAAAGATGGTTGCTAACTCTACAAATATGTTTAAGTCTTTGAATTTAGCAGCAAAAGGTATTAAAATTCCTGTTATTGGACCCATAATTGTTGCAGTTACATCAATTTTAGCTGGAGATCCTTTAGGGAAAACTTTGTTTAGAACTTTAGGTACTGTGATGGGAGGTATGATAGGAAGTGGAATTGGAACAGCTATAGGTGGTCCTCCTGGAACTGCCATTGGTATGTTACTTGGTGAAATACTTGGTGAATTTATTGGTACTTTCATATATGAGGTGTTCAATGGAGATGCATCTGGGAAAAAAGGTGTAGGATTAATTGTCAAAAAGATTGGTCAGATATTGTCTGCGCCTGGTAAAATAGCAAAACACCTCATAGGTTTTGCTTTCAGTATACTTGGTAATATTGCAAATTTCTTCAAGGATGGAGTTAGAAGATTCATAGATAATTTCCCAACTATAAACATATCAAAAATTCCTCTTGTTCCAAGGGGACTGCGTTTTGCTTCTAATAATGTGCCTTTACTTGGTGGTTTGAAGAAATATCAAGATGCAGGTGATAATAATAAAGTTAATACTCTTCCCAATTTAGGATTACTAGCTTTCCCTCCTCTTTTATTACCACATCTTATAAAATCATTTTTTCCAAGTGCAAAAGTAAAAGAAGCTGAACAAAAAGAAAAAGTAGAAACATCTGGAGATAGTGTGTTAGCTGAATTGGAGGCAGAATTTGGAGGAGGAGATGATGAATTTACAGGAAGCTTTACAAGCACCTCAAGTGGAACTAATGCTGTTAGATATTATGATGAAGAAGGTAATGAGATAGATGCATTGAGTCCAGAAGCTGAAAATCTAAAGAATGAGGCAAAAAACTTGTTTAATAATTCTAACAGTTCAGAGTCTAACTCATCTACTATATCTGCCATTTCTAATCAAGCATCTTATGAAAAATCCTCAACTGGAACTGTGATATTAGAAAAACCAAAGAGAAATGATTTTGATAACACCAGATCAGGTGCTAACCAATATTCACAAGCCATGGTAATGTATAACAATCAGAAATCCATGTTAAATAGTTATTTTAAAACCCAAGTAAGAGCAAGTCTTTATAAGATCTAATGTCTAAACTAAATTCCCCAGAATCAGCAGGTAATATAGTAAAGTTTCGTGTTTCATCTAACTTTACAGAATATGCTGTTGAGTTGGCAGCTGGTGTGGTTGACTTTCGTTATTATGAAAATGTTCTATCTAATAATGTAACTGCCACTGCTACAATAGTGGAGACAGGATATAGTGATGGCAGTGGTGATAGTCAAAGCACAGTTGATGGACTTCCTATTAGGGGTGGAGAGAGAACTGATATTACAATTGAAGATGTTTATGGTAATGAGTTAACTCTTGAAGAGGGATTATATGTTAATAGAATTAGAGATGTAAATCCAGATACAACAAAAGATGTATATTTTCTTGATTTTGCATCCAGAGAATTTTTTGCTAATGAACAGACTAGAGTGGTAAAAAAATATGAGGGAAATATAGGAGATAATGTTCAGAAAATTTTAAGAGATGTGTTAAAGGTTACAACTGATATAGACATTGATAATACTTCTGCTCCATATAATTTTATAGGTAATGATAGAAAACCTTTTTATGTTTGCACTTGGTTAGCATCTAAGTCTATACCAGAGGTAACATCAGCTGGTGGGACATCTGGAAAAGGCAGAGCAGCTGGATACTTATTCTTTCAAACACGTGATGGATATCACTTTAAATCTATTGATAAAATATTTTCAGGAACAGCAAAAAAGAGATATATTTTTAACAACTCTACTAGTATACCAGACAATTATGATGCAAAAATATTAACATATGATATTAATAGTGATGTAGATGTGGGTAAAAATTTAATGATGGGTATGTATAATAATAGATCAATATTCTTTGATCCATTGTCATTTAATTATGAAGTGCGTAGTTTTCCTGAAGTTGAAACACCTCCACCAGAGGGTCAAATTGTTGGAAAAATAGTAAAAGCTGTTGATTCAGTAAAAAATTATTTGGAAAAACTTGCAACTGCTGCAGAGGAACCTGTTAGTGATTTAATTAAAGAAGAGTTTAGACAATCACCAACTAGACTCATGAGTTTTATTATGGATACTGGTGTCATGCCAAGTGGTGTAACATCACAAGATCAGTTAAATACATGGAGTGGTGAGAAAGAAAAAGAAAATTATGATGTTGCAAACACCATGGTTCAGTCTATCATGAGATATAATCAATTGTTTACAGTCAAAACTGATATAACCATACCTGGTGATTTTAGTATCAAAGCTGGTGATTTAATTGAGTGTGATTTTCCTAAATTAGCAGGTGATGAAGTAAAGGATGTGAACCCTGAGACTAAGGGAACATATATGGTGGCAAGTGTGTGTCATAGAATCACTTCCAATTCAACAACTAGTAGTCTTTCTCTTGTGAGAGATTCATTTGGAGGGAAATAATGTTAGATCAAGGATTATTTAAAAATCATTTTGTAGGTAGAGATGGATTTGTCTGGTGGATAGGACAGATTGCTGATGAGAATACATGGAAGGCTAACATACCAGGATTTCCAGCTCAAACTAATGAACCAACTGAGGGAGAGTCAATTGGTTTTGGTGAGAGATATAAAGTTCGTATCATGGGGTATCATACTGCTGCTCCATCACAACTTTCAGATGATGATTTGCCATGGGCAACAGTCATGTATCCTGTCACTGCTGGTGGTGGAGGTAGAGGATCATCTCAGAATGCAAACTTAACACAAGGATGTTTTGTATTTGGATTCTTTTTAGATGGGGATAATGCACAACAACCTGTCATTATGGGTTGCATGGGATATAATGATTATCAAGAAATAAAGAGAAATATTCCTGAGGCTAAATTTTTACCATTTAGTGGATATACACCTAAAGATAAAGTTGCAACAACAGGAATTAAAGATAATTTAGAAAAAGAGGAAAGGTTAGAACAAGCTCAAAAAGAAGGAGCGGACTTTGTATTAGCATTAGAAAGTTCTACTAGTAGCATCACTAGATCAGATTTAGCATCACAGGAACAAAAGGAAGATGGGCAGAAACAAGAACCATTATCAATTAGATCTGACTGTAGACCTTTACCAATAGCAAAGATACTTATTTTTAT